ACACTAAAAATACGACTCTTTAAAAGTTCATGTTTATTTTTAAATCTCATTCATTTGTGTTTTACCGCAACACAACCCATTATCATTCGCTTGTAGTTTCGCTCAGGTCCACTCTTAGTTCAGTGACTACCAGCAAAATCAATGTTGAAGTTATTACTAAAAGTTGATTTTAAATAAGTAATCTTCATGTTTAAATGCTTTAAATAAGATTCAATCCTAACTATGTCAGGAAAACAGTGTTCGCCTATAAGAATATTATCATCTCCATAAACTATCGTCCTATCTAAACCACTTAATTTATCACTAGCCATACCTAATATCATACTATTACAGAAAGAATCAACTATATTAGTATATAAGCTACCAGATATTATACCTCTATGTCTTTCAACAAAACCAATATCAGCATGATAAACTGGGCTATGTACAATGTATGATACCATGTGATCAAACACTTTAGATTCAAAGTCTGTTAAAACCATAAGAGCCTTATGTAGCAGAAAACTTGTTATTATCGTAAAGGACGGGATTGTCTGATCATATGAAGAAAAATCAATAGGAATTTTAAAATTATGTTCTAATGATTTAATTAACTCAAAAGTAACTGTGGTTTTATCTCCATACCTAATATCCATGTAATTATTTTGTTCAAAAAATTCTAATAATTCGATACCAAATATTAATTCTATTACTGTGAATTGTAATGTAGGACAGAAAGCTAACCTTCTTTTAAAACCTTTTGTTTTACTAGGCTGTATTACAGGGATAATCAGAGAAGGAAGATTATGCTCAGAAACTTCGAGTGTACCACTCCTGACTTCGTCAATTATCTGAAAAACAATATCTTTATGTAGACCTTTCTTTCCTTTATTTCCCCATCCAGAACCAGAAGTCTTATTAATCCGATTCCAAATCTTTTCTTTATCAAAACAAGGGTGAAACTCAGGTATCTGACCATTTGCAAATGCATTTTTAACTAGTGAACGGACTCCTAAGTTGAAACGCCCAGGATTAACTTTGTTTTTAATGTTTGATTTCTCCCCAACAGTGTTGGACATCTCCGAAAGTTGTTCTTCCCAATTTTCTAAAGAATTAGCCTTTTCGACTGCGTCGCTAACTTCGTTATAACTAATCTTCTTTTTGTTAATAAATTGATACGCGACAATTTTATTTCAACCAATAACTGCATGAACTCTAGCTTTCTGTGCAGTAAATTCATCAATCGAGGGTTTAACAGTGTTATCCCATATCTTTCGACTAATGTCTTCAAATTGGAAAATTGCATTTCTATTAATAGATAAAAAAGTAATAAGTTGAGCTGGTGTTTTAATTGGTTCACCTCTACCAGGAAGTGTAGGAATGTTACGATCCTTAAATCTAATAAATTTTTTGTTTAAAAATTTTAATATTTTC